CCCCCGCCTCCATCGTGCCCATCGTCGTGACATCGCCCGACGACCTCATCGGCAAGATGAACTACCAGACCTTCTGGTCCCCGCTGGACGAGCACGCGGTGGACCTACGCACCGAGGCGATCCGCAGGCTCGCGCTCGGCATGGAGATTCCGCCAGAGATCATGACCGGCACGGGCGGGGTCAACCACTGGTCCGGCTGGCTGATTGACGAGAGCGCCATCAAGGCGCACATCGAGCCGCTGCTCGGCATCGTCACCAACGCCATCACCGTGAAGTACATCCGCAACGCCACCGACTCCGACCAGTGGCGCGTGGTCGCCAACACCGCCCAGATGCGGTTGCGCCCGGACCGCAGCAAGGAGGCCCTGGAGTTGTACGACCGGGGCGAACTCGACGGTGAGGCGCTGCGGCGCGAGACCGGCTTCGACCAGGACGACGCCCCGACCGTCGAGGAGTACCGCACCTGGCTGCTGCGCAAGGTGGCCGGAGGCTCGGCCACTCCGGAGCAGGTGGGCGCTGCGCTGGCGCTACTCGGCGTGGACCTGGGCGTCACCGGGGAGGTGTCCCGCGAGGCCCGGCCGGACCGCTCGCTGGAGGACCACCCCACCCGCGACATTCCCAACCAGGAGGACTCCGAGAGCGAGGTCGCACCGGACCTGGCCGCGGCGTCCGAGGTGCTTGTCTTCCGGGCGCTCGAACGCGCGGGCAACAAGATGCGCTCCGTCTACGGGGTCCGCCCACCCGGCGTCACCGCCGCCGACGTGTACCGGTACATCCCGGTGCGCAGCGGCGACATCGACCGCTTCATGGAGGACGCCTGGAGTTGCCTCCCACAGGCGATGCACCGGTTCACCTGTGACCAGGAGCGGGTCAGGAGTGCGCTCGACTCGTACACCCGCTCGCTGCTGGTGACCCAGGGCGAGCACGACTACGAGCGGATGCGGACCTTCCTCGCGGCGGCGTCATGACCCTGGACCTGGTGGCGTTCGCCGCTGCCCGTCGCCCGGTTCAGGATCGCGGAGCGAACGCCCTGGAGGGTGCAGTCCGTTGGGCGCTGTGGCGCAAGCGCCGGGGCAAGACGGCGTGGGCCTCCACCCTGGTCAACGCGGCGGAGCGACTGATGCGCCGCACCTACCGGCGTGAGGCCGGGAAGATGACGAGCGCCGACTTCCGCCAGGAGGTCGCGGAGTTCCGCGACAAGGCGCGCAAGGCGCTGGACCTGACCGGCCCGTTGACCGATGGCAACTTCGAGGCGAAGGTCGAGGCCATCGCCCGCTGGCTGTCCAACGCGGCGATCAACGCCGGGGCCGAGGCGGCGGGCCTGGAGTCCCACATCGACCCGACCAAGCCGTCGATGCAGAAGACCTGGATCACCATGCACGACGACCGGGTCCGCGACGCGCACCGCTCGGTGGACGGGATCACCGTGGGGATCAAGGACAAGTTCACCGTGGACGGCGTGGCGATGAATCGCCCCGGCGACCCGAGCGCACCACCCGACCTCATCATCAACTGCCGTTGTGTCATCGCCATCTCGGCTGCGACCCTGGCTGCGTCTGCGAACGAAGGAGTCACCATGACCGCCACCGCGACCGAGCCCGAGGTTCTGCCGGACGACGACCTGGACGAGGGTGACAACCTTGTCACCGACGAGGACGCCGCAGTCCCCTGGCACGGGGTCCTCGCGCCCGAGGACGTGATGAGCGGCGACGGCCGGAAGTTCGGCAAGGACGCGCTGCGCTGGCGCGACCTGCCGCTGCCCCTGTCCTGGCAGAAGGTGACCGCGCCCGGCCATGACGGCGGCGTGGTCGTCGGCCGCATTGACGAGGTGTGGCGCGACGGCAACCTCATCAAGGCGTCGGGTGTGTTCTTCCCCGGCCAGGACGAGGCGGACGAAGCCATCGGCCTCATCGCGGACGGTGGCATCCGTGGCGTGAGCGTGGACGTGGACGACGCCAGCATGGAACTCCAGAACCGCACGGGCGGGGACTGGAGCGAGGGCGACGACCCGCAGGAGGCGGTCACCGTCTTCCCGGACGGCCGGGTCTGTGGCGCGACCCTCTGCGCGATCCCCGCGTTCGCTGAGGCGTTCGTCGGCCTGGGCGAGTGGCCCGAGGACGGCGAGGAGGACAAGTCCCTGACCGCCGCGTGCAACTGCGAGATGGCGATAGACGAGGGCTCGTGGGACGGCAGCGCCAGCAACTACACCGACGAGCAGTACTTCAAGGCGACCATCGTGCACCTCGTGGACGACGGCCCCGACAAGATGAAGAAGTCCAACAACAAGTTGCCGATCCTGACCCCGGACGGGAAGTTGAGCCGGGCCGGGGTGCACGCTGCGGCCTCGCGGCTCGGCAGCACCGACGCGCCCCCGGAGAAGATCAGCCAGGCCAAGGCGGCGCTGCGCGGGGCCTACGACGAACTCGGTGAGGACCCGCCCGAGAACATCGCCGCGACCGGCGACGACATGGACGAGTTCGCGGTCAAGACCGAGGACGGACCGGGATGGCTGACCCACCCGGTGGACACCGAGCGCCTGCGGCGGTACTGGACCCGCGGCAAGGGCGCGGCGAAGATTCGCTGGGGAACGCCGGGAGACTTCAACCGGTGCCGCAGTCAACTCGCCAAGTACGTCAAGGCCCAGTACCTCAACGGTTACTGCGCCAACCGTCACTACGACGCAACAGGCTTCTGGCCCGGACGCGCGCCGAGTGAAGGCGGTGGCGGGAACCGGGGGCGGCGAGGTCGCCATTCCAGCGAGACCGTTGACCGGAGTCCTGCGGTCAGCCTCGTCGCCTCCGCCCGGCCGACCATCTCGGCCCGGTACTTCGACAACCCGAACCTGACCGAGCCGACCCCGGTGACCATCACCGATGACGGGCGCATCTTCGGACACGTCGCGGCATGGGGCGTCTGCCACATCGGCATCAAGGGCACCTGCGTCACCGCCCCGCCGAGCCAGAGCAACTACGCCTACTTCCGGACCGGAGCGGTCCACACAGACGAGGGAGACATCGCGGTAGGCCACGTCACCCTCGGCGCAGGACATGCCGGTCCACGCTTGTCGGCTGCCGCGACGGCGGCGCACTACGACAACACCGCGACGGTTGCTGCTGATGTCGTCGCGGGTGAGGACGCGCATGGCATCTGGATCAGTGGTCGTGTACGGGATCACCTCTCGGATGAGGACCGACATGCCCTCGCCGCCGCCCCGCTCTCCGGCGACTGGCGCGAGGTTGCCGGAGGGCTGGAGATGGTCGCCGCGCTCTGCGTCAACGTCCCCGGTTTCGTCGTCCCGCGCACCCAACTGGCCGCTTCCGGTGGGGAGCAGATCAGCCTGGTCGCGGCAGGCATCGTGGACCGGCAGCCCCACGTCGTCTCGGGCCTCGACATCAGCGCAGCGGTCATGGCTGCGGTGGACGAGATCGAGACGCGGAACGCGCGGCGCAGAATGATGGCCTTGCGGGAGAAGGCCGGGCTCGACCCGAAGACCCGGATGGCCCGGCTACGGAAGGAAGTTGTCTGATGGCCTGCGGATGCAGCGGCGGCAACAAGAACGCGGACGGCACTCCCAAGGAGTTCGTCTTCACCAACCCACGCGGTGAGCAGAAGACCTACCGCACCGAGATGGAGGCGCGAGCCGCCCAGATTCGTGCCGGTGGGGGAACCTACAAGACGAAGTAGTGGTGGGTGACAGACTTGTCACCCTGCTCGTCAGACCACGGCAAAGTACGCACCCAGCACGCGATATAGCGGCAGAGAACCGGGACATGGGACCGGACGCCTGTGGGAGAGCAAACAGCAGGGCCGTTGCCAAAAGCAGCGGCCCTGCTCTACGCTCGCGGCAGTTGTCGCCCACGGCCCAGCCGTAGCGAGTTCTCCCAGCGCCAAGCGCGGAGTGCAAACCACCCTCCCGTTCGCTTGCTCTGTCAGGAGATACCGACATGGCCGACTTCTCCGTCGTGGAGGACCTCAGCGCCTATGACGCCGAGGCACTCGCCGCCAAGATCACCGAGGGCGAAGACGCCCTCAACGTGCTGCTCGAACTCGCCTCCCCCACCGATGACGACGTTGCCGCCGCCGAGCGCATCGTCGCCTCGCTGCGCATCCTGCGCGACGAGCAGGAGAGCCGCGAGACCGCAGCCACCTCCCGCGTGACGCGCATGGCCGCTGTCCGCGACGCCGCCTCCGTACAGCCCCGGAACCCCCGGAACCCGGCCGACCCAGACCCCGAGCCCACGCCGGACCCGGCCCCTGAGCCGGACCCCGCACCGGAGCCTGCGGCCGAGCCGCCCACGAAGTCCGAGCCCGCCTCGGTCAGCGCGAGCACCGCGGTCGCCACGCTCTCGCGTCGCGTCTCCCTCCCCGTCGTTCCCGCGACGCCAGCCGCCCAGGGCATCGTCATCACCGCCTCCGCGGACGTGCCCGGCTACTCGACCGGTCAGGTTCTCGGTGACTGGGACAACCTCACGGACGGCTTCCTGAACAAGGCCCGCGCCTTCCCGAGCGCGTGGGGCG